CACCCGGTCTCATTCCTCCTAAGACGCCCATGCCTCTCATGGCTCTGTCCCAAGGCTCTTGTGATCTTCTCGTGGCTGCGTCGTACATTCGGCTTAGACCCATGTCATAAATGTCTCGTCCTTGTCCTCCGTACTGATTCATCATGTTCAGATAATTCATCGCTTCTTGTTGTCGTTGCCCACCTAGTCCTAGAACTTGTCCTGCAATACCGCCTAAACCACTGGCAGCACCACTCATGGCAGCCATACGTCTTGCGTTCTCAGCCATAGCTGCATCTCTGGAGCTTTGGAACCCTTGACTTCTAATGCCGGAAAGTGCCTGCATAATGCCTCGCTCTGATTCTCTTTGTCTTTCTTTTGCTAATAGCCGACCTCTAGATCCTCCAAACGCACCACTGCTCACATCTTGAGCACGCCCAGCAATGTCTTGTTGGGCAGAAGTTCGGCGCATTCTCTCTAACGTATCATCCACCACTTGAGTTTCAAATGGATTGTAATAGGGTGAAATCATAGTGTACGGATTAAACCCGGCAGTTGAACCACGATAGCCCCCAGCCGCTTCGTTCATTAATTGTGCCGAGGTATCGTAAGCTTGTGAATAAGGGCTGGCTCCTGATAAACCGTATCTTGCCTGCATCATTAATGGTGAAAGCCCTGCTGTTTGTTGTAATGGAATATCTTGAGGCTGGTTAAGTAAGCCCCCAACACCACCTGGGGTGCCGAAGACACTAGAGCCTAATCGTCTTTGGTAATCTTCGTACCAAGGCTGATAAAATTTATAACCCGCTTGTGGTGCGGTTATGCCTCTAGCATCTATTGATTGTGTTGTTGATAATGGCATATTAACTGTTCCTCATTTGTTTAGCCAACTGCTGTCCCATAGCTTGTTGTAAATACATTTGTCTAGCGCCTGCCAATCGTTGTTGTTCCGGATTCATTGCTTCTTCCATTGGCATTCCTTGGTTCAATAATGCCATCGCACCTATGCCTCGGTTGGCTTCAGCGTTAGTCACGAACTCGCCATCCGATAACATGGCCGGTATATCATCACTGGTTTCAGTGCCCGGACCCTCTGTAAAACCGTTACGACGCATAAAAGCACCGTCTGCTACATAAGTTACGCCGGGAATTTTTTGTGAGGTCAGGTTTTGAATCATTGCATCCGGTGGTGGTCCTGTTGTAAATGAAAAGGGACCTTCCTGTTGAGCGTTATATTGTTTGGTTACTTCTGAGGCAAAGGGGTAATAAATAGGTGCATTTGTGTTTGGTAACCATGTTGGTTGCCCTACGCCACCGCCAGGCATGTTGGCGTAATCAGCTGTAGCTCCAAATCCAGACGGATCAAATTGACTAGATGCAAATGATCCAATGCCACCGCTACCAAGCTGGTCTTCTTCTCCTGAAGCGCCTATTGATTTTCCAAGACCGAGTAGCGAAAGTATTCCGAGTATTCCTTGTATGCCTAGTTTGTCGTAAGCCTTGGACAGCCAATCTTTGATTCCGCCGCCTTCTTCTTCGACTGTTTCACCGCCTTCTTCTCCAGCACCTTCTTCTCCAGCACCCTCACCATTAGCTGGATAATTTTTTGGATCTCCTATGGCGTAAATTAAATCGTCTACTTCATCATCAACTGGATCTCCATCTGGTAATCCTGTGCCTAGTTCTTCTCCTGCTAATCCTGCAATTTGATCTCCCGTGAGACCACCTATTGTTTCACCAATATAATCACTAACATCATCATAAGTCTCGCCAATATAATCACCAGCATCACTCAGAGAGTCAGAAAGCATATTATAGCCAATGCTATCTCGCGGATCTTTAACTTCATCTGCTAGTTCTGAATCAGAAGCGTAAGAACCAGAATATGGTCCCATTCCTGTAGTAGATGGTAAATCTATATTTCCTAAAATGCCGCTTAACGTGTCGTAGGCATTTAAAATGTTATAACCAAAAGGAGGTTCTCCAGTAGTAGTGATTTCTTCAATAACTTTATCTTTTTCAGGTATAAAATCAGGGGGAGTATAAGGAGGTATCGAATCATCAGCCACTTCGGGAGGTAAATCACTTAAATCTATATCAGGAAGAAAGTTGCCCAAGTAGTCGGCGCCTGATGCACCTGCTTGTGGAAGCCCGCTATAATCCAAATACGCTTGCCATGCGATGTCCTCCTCGGACATGCCTCCGCCTATTCCGCTTACGCCAAATAAGCTTGTCCAAGGAAAAGGACCGCCGTATATATTCTCAGACATTAGCCACCTCCCCATTGAGCTTCTGGAGATTCATCAAAAGAACCTGTTTCTTGATAATGGGAAAATATTTTACTCCAGTTTTGTGGTCTGCCTTTGCTATCAGCCGCACTTTCGGGTGGGCTTTCAGCGACCCGGTCAAAGGCCTCGTAGGCGCCTTGTCCAAAACCACGATCATGCATTGTATCAATCAAGTCTTGTCCACCACCATACTTATTTTTAAATGTATTGGCATAATAGTTTGCCTGTTCAGGCGGATAACCTTCGCTTAAATACCAACTCTCATCACCAAACTGGTCGTATTTATTAGCTCTTTGTTTAATTTTTTTCTGTTCTTTTCTAATCATGCGTTGACCTTGTCCAAAGTTACCGCCAGCACCTTTTCCATGACCGCCAGAGCCACCCACATTATACATCGCTGCATAAGTCGGCATTGCCATTAATGCTTGAGCAGTAGATCTGTTGGCGCTCATGTCTTGAAAAGGAAGCATCCCAGTGGTTTCAGTCTCTCCAGTCTCCTCATTGTCTTTTTGGCCCTCAACCACTAGGCCCTCCATCTGTTTTTGAAACTCATGGGTCGACATGTTTTTTACTGCATCTATGTCTTCTTGTGAAGCACCGGCGTCTTTCATTTGTTGTAGAAGTCTAGTTCTAGACCCTTGTCCTCCAAATTTATTCCAGATTTGTTTACCGCCCCACTTCATAAAAGGCCACAAACCGCCTGTAATTCCAGAGCCTATAGCATTACCCACAAGATCAGGAGTAAATATACTTTTCACAATGTCTCCTGTACTCTCTCCCTCGTAATCTCCACTAAGACCAGCTTGTCGAGCCATTTCACTTAACCTCTCTCGATTTGCTATTGCATCGGCAATTGCGCGAGAATCAGAACTCTCTTGTGAAGTCATGCCACCATAACTTGGTTTTTTCATATCAGCTGGATAAGGATCAAAATTACCCACTTGTCTATTAAATTCTGTAAGAGCATTAGATTCAAAAGGATTCATTAGGGCGCTTCCACCCTTATTCATATTCATAATGCCGCCATGAGCCATTCTGTTGTTTTCGGATTGACGCAAAAGAAGTTCCAACCCGCCTGGAGTCGGAGTAACGCCTAATTGTTCTACAATTTCTTCTCTCATTTTCGCATTATATAAATATTGCGAAGATCCCACGAACCGAGAGTCTTTACAGTATATCTGTTTTTTAAGTTATAAATCAATGGATATTGCTCCGTTAGTGCTTACTGATAATGAGCTAACAGCACCTGTTGCGCTAACCCCTCTGGTCGTCCCCGAATAAACATCATACCATTTGGAGCCATCAAAGACTTGTAAGCTTTTAGCATTGAGATTCCAAATGACATCTCCAAGGCTAAATTTATTCTTTGAAAGCGTGGTTAAATTGTATTGAGGCGTTGCTGAAGGGTCAAATGAACCCAAGTTTAATTCAAGGACGCGCACCAAACGATTGTATACATCTGGGGAAACCTCTCCTATGGCATTAGGAAGTCTCGTTTCAAGAAGCTTTGCCATTAGCGTTTGCCGTTAGGTCTAATTTCCATTCGGGTTGCTCCCACTCGAAACCCTAATCCTTCTCTTAAGGCTGCTGAATTATCGTCATCGGACTCAAAACGCAGCACGACTTGACGTGCTCTAGCCCTGGTATTAATTTTATCGGTAGAAGAAGTAACAGATGTAGTAGAGGCAGTGCTTAAACTTTCAGCCGGCCAGTTTCGTTTCTTAAGCACCACGTTCATGGCAGCATCGCTGTTTGATCCTGTAAATCTAATGTCCGGTATGATGCGATTAACAAAAGTGTAATAGTCACCTTCTTGAATATCTAAACTGCTGGATTCAATATAGACATTGTCCATAGGGGATCCGTCTGCATCGTTTCCTGTTTCATGTTTGTATAAATAATTGTAAGTGTCTTTGCCCATAGCCCTGGGGTAGTCTTCAACCCCTTCATCCAACCAAGAATGACGAGTTAGTTGCCCAATTGACCAAGTCTGTTCCATATAATTATAAACCACATAACGATCAATTTCATCGCTACTGCTTGAACAATAGAACCAACCCACTTCATCAAAAGCTTTGTTTAGAAAGCCAAACACTTTAAATGCTTGGGTTAAATTAATATCGCTAAACACATAACTATGCACCGAAGACGACAAGGGCGCTACTGCACCGTTATAAAAATAGAATCCTTTTAAATCCATCCAAAAAACACCACTGGGTGCATTAACGGGGGCTTTAGGACCAATTAATCCAACGCCTTCATTTACTAGGTTGGTACTGAACGTATAGGGTGAGCCAATAAATGTCATGGAATATAAAGACATATCAGTCCAAACCAATGTTTCTTGTCGTGCTCTTAGAGCACCAATAATTAAAGACCCGGCAGACAGTCTGAAAGACCCTGAGGTGTTCGTCAGAGTGGGCTCCCATTCGGTTGCATTTTCCTGATCAGACCAACAAATAAACATAGGATCCAATGATCCTGTCCTGGCTGTACCGGAATCGTTTAAGGGGTCAGCCCCTAAACAAATAATGTGTCGATCAATGTCACTAACTAAAACTTGCAAAGCTTTTGTTGGTGGTAAACTGGCGCCACTTAAAGAGCTTAAAGAAACAGCTCTGGTTGTTACATCATTGGTTTCATCCCAATAATAAATACCACCAGCCCTTGGATTAATAACTAAATCTTCCCCAAAATTATCATGACTCCATAATCTTAACTGACTTGTTTCGGATATGGCTGAAGTTGAACCAAACGTTCCATCACCCCAAGCACTTGCGCCCCAACCGGAACCGGGGATATAAACATCCAGGCCTACATTAATTTGATAAGCACCAACAACACTTGAGCCACCGTTACCAGAGTCACTACTGTTGGCCGTTACCGTGTCCCCGGAAGTGTCTTTAGCTTCAATAGTGTAGCTATTGGCATTAACAATGGTTGCTATTTGATATTCCTGATTAAGAACAGCAGCAGTAATTAAACCGCCTAAAGTAGCGGCACCGCTAAAAGTAACAAAATCATTTTTCACAGCACCATCTGCGCTGTCTGTTACAGTAATGGTGGCATCACCATCGGTTGCCGAAAACGTTACATCGCCAGCAGAGGTGGTTTCTCTAATGGGAGTTATATCATTAAAAGCGTTTCCTGATTCTATATAATATTTATAGGTAGTGCCTATGCCTAAAAACTTTGTAGTCTCTAGATTAACCCAACTATGCAATGCTCTTCCGGTGCCTAAAACATAATTAGTTGTTATTTTTAGCCAGCCCCCTATCTTTTCAGGAAAGCCCTTTCTAAATCTTATTAAATTGGCATCAAACCAACCACCCTCGTTGGTGTAGTCAGTTCCTTCTCTGTTTATGCCGGGTTTTAAAATGTATTTAGCTAATGGCATTATTCTTTTTCCTCCTCCTCATCTAGCTCTTTATAATAACCCACAATGTGTAAAATTTGTTCTATATAACGGGTAACTTCGCCCATTGTCATACTTAAATTCTCATATCCCTGTGAG